GTTAGCCAATCGATGTAAAAACCTTTGCTTTTGAAATCATCTAAAATTTTTGTTATTACAGCCTTATGCTCGGGGGCTATTCCTCTACTTTTGCCGTATCCCCCGTAGTATGGATTAATGGCGCGGAAAATTTCGTTGGTTTCGTCTATGTGTGCCAGCCTCTCACTATACCCGTCATAATCGTTGTATATCACGCGAGCGTTCGGATAAATTTGCTTTATGTTGTGACTAAGCAGACCAGAGCCACCAAAAGCATCAATAAAAATTCCGTTCTGATGCGCTCTAAACTCGTCTTTTATAAGCTCTCTAAAATGCTTAATAAAGTTTCTTTTTTGTCCTTGAAATGGCAAAGGGGCAGAGTTATATATCAAGGTTAGCCTCCTTTTCGTCTTTATGTTTCTCGTTCCACTTTCTCATTATTTCAAGCACACCGCTTGCGTCATTACGGCTTACCTCAAAGCTATCAAGTATCTTTTTGTTTTCATCCGCTACCTTTGCGATTATGCTAGCTCCGCTTTCGGTTATTGTGATATATATGGCTTTCATCTCATGCTCTCTTTGCAATATTTTTACGTATCTCTAAAAATTTTTGGCGTGTCTCGTCGCTCATTTTGAGCGATGCGTCTGGATCAGCTGGGAGCAAATTTACATTATTCGCCGCTAGCTGGGCTTGTTTTACTTCGCTTTCTCTTGTCTTGATTTGCACTACGCCTATTTTTTCTTGGTGCTCTAGTAGATATTCAAACAAGTGTGTTTCTTCGTCGCTTGTTAGGCGTTGAAATACGCCGTTTTCTAATACACACTCATTTCTTAAAACGCCGTTTGTATCAACTGAAATTATTGTGCTTTCTAAAAAGCCACTACCAGTTCCACCATTACAAAGCCTTGTGCCTCTGTAAACTTCTTTACAAAACGCCGCTAGCGTGTCTACGTCGTTAAAAAATCTAAGCCCCTTTTCTCGCATTTTTAAAAAGACAATCTTGCCCCACTCCATTGTCGCCCTAAAAAGCAAAGCGTCCGTGTTTTGATACTCTTTGCGGTATTTCTCAGCAAAGACTGAAAAATTAATCAGCTCATTTGTAGCCACATTTTTTAAAAGCAAAGAATATTTTGCTAGCCTCGCAGGTGTTAAAAACCCCTTGCTATCGCCATATAGTTCGCAAATGATTTGTTCTCTATCGCTCATAACGCCATTTTCCTTTCACCGCTGATTATTTCGTTCGCTACTCTCTCGAAGTATGCGTCGTCCATTTCGCCTGCCACCATTGTTTCTCTTACGGCTAGGCTGGTATTAGTTGGTGTATTTTTACACTTGCCCCCTCGCTCTCTTTCTGTGCGATCCCAATTTCTCATAGCGGCTTGCCAGTCTTTCATCGGATTTTTGCCAATTACCCAGCCTTTGCTTTCGTAGAAGTCATAAAAGGCTTCACAATCAACTAGGGCTAAATTTGCTTTTTGCTTATAGGCGGTTAGTTCATCTAGCGTTGGTTTTTGAAAACGTTTAGCTGGTTTTTTCTCGTCCTCGCACGTACGCACGCACGTAGAAGCGTTAGCTTCTTCTTTCTCTAGCTCTTTCTCTAACTCTAACTCTTTCTCTTTCTCTAGGGTTACGTTTTCGTTACCGCTCGTTACTGCGCCGTTACAATGTAACGCTTTAACCTCTTTTTGTTTAGCTCTAAATTCCCTAACTCTCTTTGCGCTGTCACATTCTTGGCCACTTAGGCTTGCTGCTTCGGGGAGTCTCACATCTTCGCCTTCGCCTTTTTGCAATAATCCCAAACTCTCAAAGATGGCCATAGCGGCTTTGACATTTATCTCTTGCTCCCTTATTTTTAGTGCGATCTCGGCTTCTATCGTCGGCTCTATACCATCAAAAAATATAACACCGTCATTATCTAGGCTTTTTAATAAAAGCTTAAGATAGATGCAGGTGTAAGTATCTCCACCAGCTACGCTCCTTATTTTTAAAATTTTAGGATCGTCGAAAAAATCTTTTTTTAGCTTTAGCCAATAGTATGTTTTACTCATCTTAGCCCTTTCCAAATTTCAATAAATGTGTCAAGTATCGCCATAACACAAAGAGCCACTAAAAGATATAATGGAGTATCCATCACGCTATCCTTTCAGTGGGTTTTAGTATCGATGTGCTACATCCGCTTATTGCGTCCTTTTTTGATCCGATCTCGATCAGGTAGCCCCGCTCAACTAACTCATTAACACGTCCGCAAACGCTGTTTATTGCTATGTTATACCAGCGTGAAATTTCTTGCCTGGTCGCACCCTCTTTGTGCTGGCAAAACATTTCATATACGGCTCTACGTTTACCGCTTAGCTCAGGCTTTAGTTTGTTATATGCCTCTAGGCTATTACTAGCTACCATTACACGCTCCTTAAGTTATCTTTCATATAAGCCCTTTTAAAATTTCTAAGCGACCAAGCCAAGAAATCCACAAAAAAGGACTTATATGACAGATAAAGAGATAGTTTTAGAACTCACAAAAGCTTTACTAGAAAAGCAATCGCAAATTAAAGATGTTTTTCAAAACACTGCTACCGCAAGTAAGGCGGTAGCCAAGATTTTTAACACCATTGCTGAAAATATCAAGCCTGCACTAGACAAGCTTAAAGATCATAAATAGCTCTCATAGAGCAGTAACTAGCCAACATTTTTACCATCTTGGCTTGGTCGTCTTGAGGAAGTTTGTTAAGCTCTTTAAGCACCTTTTTAAGCGACTTTCTAAAATCTTTATTTTTAACTTTCACGGCTATGCTGTTATTCGCGACCATTCAACATCCTTTCTCGTTTGCTTCTTTGTTTGTGCTATAATCCCCAAAAGGACTATTGATGTTTGAAACACTAGATACACTCCTTAAAGTGCTTATCCTTAATGGCTTTACTCTCTTATCCATTGTTCTTATTATTGGCTCTATTTTTTTATCAGGTGTTGTTTGTGGCGTTTTGATAAATAGACATTTTGGCACTAAACCCTTTTGGGTTGAAAAAGAATTCATTTGTGTCCTAGAAGACGAAAACGACACTAAATTTAAAGTCGATGTAAGCGTTCTTTTTAAAAATGCAAAGATAGCTCGCATCGATTGTCCTTTTTTCAAAAAAGGCAAATGCAAGGGCGACCATAAGTGCTTAATGTTAGAAAAAAGGTTGTAGTTAGCCATTTTTAGCCTCCTCTTGTTTTTGCTTGGTTTCTTGTTCAGATAGCCATTTAGGGAATTCTTTACCCCATTTATTAAATGGGACAATCCGCCTATTACGATCTCTAAAATTTGGGTTTGGCTTTCTGTTGCCATTCATAACGCTTCTAGGCATTGACGTTTTGCCATACTCTTCCAACAGTTTTTTTCTAATAGTTTCTCTTAAATTTCTCATACGCAAATGATACGATACGTGTCTTTATATTTTTCTTAAAAGGAAACCAAATGTGTTTTTATTTCTTGTATAATGATACAAAAGGTATCAAAAAGGAGACGTTATGGCGTTGGCTGAAATACTCAAATACTATTTGGATAAAAGTGGTGACACGGCAAAAAATATTGCCAAAGAGTTAGGCGTAACTAGATCAGCTGTAACTAATTGGAGCAATGGTATAAGAAATCCAAAAAACGCAGCTCAATATAATGCTCTATCTGATCGCATGGGAGTTCCAGTTGATAAGCTACTGGATGATACTTTTTTAGAAGACCACGAAATAGCAGGGCTTTTTTCTGATGATATTAAAAATAAAAAATGGCAACTTAAAAGAATTAAAAATTTAATTACGATTAACTATTATGAAGATGTTGAAGCTTCTGCTGGCTACGGCGTAGTTAATGCAGAAATAAAACCATTGCAAGTAGATGTAAGTCCTGAATTTTTAGAAAATGTCTTATCTATTCCTCACTATGGTAATATTGATGTAATTAAGGTGCGTGGCGATAGCATGGAGCCTTTTGTGAGTGATGGTGAAAGGGTAGTCATAGAGCGCGAAGCAGAACCAAAAAATGGGGATGTAGTAATAGCAAACTATAATGGCGATATTTACGTCAAAAAATTTTTTAAGAAGCCACCAAAAAAGTATATAAAGCTAAGTTCAATGAATAGTTTTTATCCTGATATTGAGCTAGAGGGTGACGAGGTTGATAGCCTCATTATTGTTGGTGTAGTTCGTGCCAAATTTAATCTAAAAATTAAGCTTTTTTCATAATAGTCGATTTGTGAATGGAGACTGGCTTATTTTAAAAAATAATTTCAGCCCACATAAAGAGGGGTATAGTGAATGCGAAATACTTGGCAAAGTCTGCGGTAAAGTCCATTGCGAAGTATATAAAGGGCTAACGTTTGAGGATTATGGGATAAAGTAAGGGAATTTTTAATTATCAAAATAAGTATTTTTAGCTAAAATAAGCATTTAGGATATTTTGGTGGCAAGAATAGAAAAATGGGAAAACAAGAAGCATTTATAACTCCTAGTATATTAGAATGGGCTATTAATAGAGCCGCTAGACTAAGAATGGTTCGTAGGGGCGAATAATCTTTAATTTATTATATAAAGGAGGATAAAAAATCAATAATACTAAGTTAAATTTCGGCTTCTCTAATGAGATAAAAACAACAAAAAGATAAGGATATAAAAGATGTCAAAATTTAAGTGCAAAAACTGTAATGCTGAAATACAGGATATTGGAGACGAGGTTGAAAAAGCAGAAATTTACGATCAATATGAAACAGGGTATATTGCAAAAAATGTCGTGTGTCCCAAATGCGGACACGAGGATGACTATGTATTTTACGAGAATAACGATACCGAAGAGATTACAGCCGTAATATAGTAAAAATATTATATTAAAACGCAAAAAAAGGAAAACCTATGACACGAAAACAATTTAAACTTATATATGATGAAGTTTCTAAAAATGGCTATTATTTTAATGGACAAAGAAGTTTTATGGATTCTTTTACCTTTGATAAAGAGTGTGAAAGATATGGATTTGTTCCAATAAATACTTTACTGTTTGGTGATTTTTATCACAATGAAAATGCCAATATTTATATGATATATGATGTGGATAGACTTGAACACCTTGAGGCTAAAAAAATAATGGATAAAAAATTTGGTTAACGGCGCAAAAACGAAATTACAGGGGTGAGGGAGTAAAAGAATAAAACAACAAATGATATTAACATAAAAATAAAGTTTTATAAGGGGCTAGTATTCGACGATCAGGGCATAAGATAGCCCTCGCGTAGTCGGTAGCTACTCCATAAATTCAAAGAGGTTTTAGGGAAGAGGACAAAATGGTAGATCAAGGTAATCAGCTAGTAGAAAAGAGTATAGAGGCGTTTCTATTAGCGCTAGAGATTTATAACAAACCGACGATAAAATACCGCGTCGAGGGCTTTAGCTTTTTTATCTGCAATGCTTGGGAATTAATGTTAAAATCCCTCCTTTTAAAGAGGGGCGAGAGTATTTATTACAAAGATACGAACAGGAGTATTTCGCTAAACGATGCTATCAGCAGGGTTTATACAGATAAAAATACGGGGAAAAGGAAAAATTTAGAACAGATTATACAGCTAAGAAATACCAGCACGCATTTTATAAACGAGGACTATGAAGCAAAATACGTTCCGCTATTTCAAGCTTGCGTGCTAAATTACGTCAATGAAATAAGTAAATTCCATAGTGTAAATATAACCGATTATTTGGCGGATAACTTTTTGGTTTTGTCTTTTAACTACAAGCCGCTTAGCAATGAGGAGATCAAGCTAAAATATTCGCCTGAAGTCGCTCAAAAACTGATAGAGCAAGCAAACAGTATAGAAGTGCTTAGCAATGAAATAAAATCGGACGGGTTTGTTATGCGCCTAGAACAAAAGTTATACATAACAAAGCATCAAAAAGAGGCTGATTTTTCGGTCAGTATAGACAAAAATTCAGGTTCCAAAATAGTTATCGCCAAAGAGCTTAAAGACCCGTACAATACGCACAAATATTCGTATGATAACGTTATAGAGGCGGTTGGAACAAGGCTAAAAAATAAAAAGATAGTGCTAGACTATCAAAAAGGATTTAATAAATTCGTCTTAAATTTAGTGATAAATTTTTATAACGTCAAGGAAAATAAAAAATTCGCATACAAACACGTGATAGGAAGACAAGAACACTATACCTATTCCGAGCAATTTGTGGAATTTATTATGGATGAGATAGTTAAGCGCCCCAGTAGCTTCGTAAAGAATCTAAAACAAAATAGATAACCCCAGGGGCATGCGGAATACTAAGCCAAGGCCTACCTTGTTACCAAGACCGCAGCGCTAATCCATCACGAGTTATCTTGATAGAATTATACTATAAAATTTCTAAAACGATTTTGAAGTTTTACCATCTTAAATTAAATTAAATTAAAAGAATTGAAAAGAAATGAAAAGCATTTTATTGCTAGCAATGCTGTATGCGTCGCTTTTTGCTTTCCCTGCCAAAGTCATAAAAATATCTGATGGCGATACTATCACTGTGTTAAGCGGTAAAGAGCAAACAAAAGTAAGGTTATACGGCATTGACGCTCCAGAGAAAAAGCAAGACTACGGACAAAAATCAAGGCAATTTTTAGCCAGCCTGATCGCAGGACAAATGGTAGAAATAGAGCCAAAGGGCAAAGATAGATATAAACGTACGCTAGGCATTATTCACTACAAAGGGCAGGATATAAACGCTCAAATGGTGCTAAATGGCTACGCTTGGGCTTATATAAAATACTCAAAAATGTATGTAGATCAAGAGAAAACAGCTCGTGAGAATAAGCGAGGGCTTTGGCAGAGTAGCGATCCTATCCCGCCGTGGGAGTGGAGAAAACGCTGATCTTAGGCTAGCAATTTATTCAAAACAACGCCACCGATCTTCTCTGCCATTTTTTTAGCAAATCCAATTATGTTTTTCCTCATATTGCCCTCCTTGATTTTAAAAAATACTAAATAAGCTATTACGCCCACCACAATAAAGAGTAATACGATAAAGACGTCGATGTTTAAATTACTATAACCCCAGCTAATTGCTAGCCTAAGGCCACCATTTTTTTAAAATTATACCATAAAAAATATTTTTATTCCCGTATCTCTCTTGACACAAAATGTATCTTTTTTAAGGAAACAATAAGGACACGTATTGTATCATTCTCTCATCAAAACAGAAAACGTTTTGTAGGCTTCAAAGCAAAGCTTGACAGAGTGAGCCTCCTGCGAGTTGCAGGTTAATCACGTTTCAATCTGAAGCGGATATAGCGAGCCGAAACGTCGCTATTTGGTATTAGCCCTGATTTAGGATAGTTTTTCACAGGGTTATTAATAAAACGAAAAACACTACTTTTTCTAATAAAAGCCTTGCTTGCTTGGAGTAGGCGAAAGCCTGCTAAATATTTTTTATATACAAATTTTCCTTTAAGTATAAATTGATTTCTAACATCTAGCTGGCGGTGGCGAGCAAGGTTTCTATTAGAAAAAGGAGCTAGAGATGAAAAAGCTAATCAAGTTTTTTAGGGTGCTTTTCAGTAATGGTGGCGAGATTAAAAACATCGCATATTTAAACATCAAAAGGGGTTAAAAATGAGTTTAAGCTACGATCTGGCACGTGCCGAAAGCGACGTAAAAAATATAAATTTAAATCAAGAGTTTGACCCACTACTAAGCGACATTGAAGCTGTATATAACAGCTATCGCTACACCTTTAAAAACGCCCTTGGTGAAGATAGTGGCGAAATAGTTGATCTACTTATCAAGTATTGCAAAGATGATATTTTTGCGTATTCGGCGCTTATTTATGTGTATTGCGTTGTAGCAGGGTTTAGCAAAGATAGCTTTATGAGCTACACAAATACTTACAAACAAACACTTAAAAAACTACGAGAGGAGGCTGAAAGAGATGCGATACTCCACACTAAAGAGGCTTGTTGAGTTTTATGGCGAGCCAAATATGACAATAGGCGAATTTTTAGAGATTATAAAAGGACTTAACAATGCTAACAAATAAACAATACCACACACGCCCTGAAATATCAAAAAGTGATCTTGACTTACTGGCACGTAGCCCGCTTCACTTAAAAATGAAAAATGAGCTTAGAAGTGAGCCTACAAAGGCTTTACTTTTAGGCTCTGCCGTGCATAAGTTAGTGCTAGAGCCAAAAGATTTTTCAAACGAGTTTAGCGTAGAGCCTGAAGTAGATAAACGCACCAAAGAGGGCAAAGCGATCTACAACGATTTTTTAGAAAATTTAGGCGATAAAACCTCGCTTGATATTGACACTTTTGGCTCAGCCGTAGAGATAGCAAACTCGGTTAATTCTATGCGTGAAACAGCTATATTTTTAAAAGACGGACTGGCAGAGCAAAGCT